CGTCGACCCAGCCCGGCGCGAGGCGTGCCGTCTCAACCTGCGGATGTACCTCGAGACCTACCACGCGATGACGTTCACGCGGAACTGGTCACCTGACCATCTGGACGCCATCGCTGATATCGAGCGGGTTGCGCTGCACGGCGGGCTCATGTCGCTGGCCATGCCTCGAGGGAATGGGAAAAGCTCGCTGGCCGAGGATGGGAGCTTGTGGGCCGGGCTCTACGGGCATCGTCGCTTCGTGCCGGTGATCGGGCCTACGGAGGCTCACGCAGTAGAGTCCCTCGAGAGCGTGAAGGCCGAGCTGGAGGGAAACGATCTGCTACTCGAGGACTTCCCCGAGGTCTGTTTTCCGATCCGAAAACTGGAGGGGATCGCCAATCGGTGCAGTGGGCAGACGCATGATGGCCTGCGGACACACATCACCTGGACGGCGACCAAGATCGTGCTGCCGACGATCGAGGGCTCCGCGGCCTCGGGCGTGATCCTGCGGGTCGCTGGGCTGACTGGCCGCATTCGCGGGATGAAGCACAAGCGGTCGGACGGCAGCACGGCCCGGCCGGATCTGGTCATCATCGACGACCCGCAGACCGACGAGAGCGCGCGGAGCTTGACTCAGTGCGCCAGCCGGGAGCGGCTCGTAACGGGCGCGGTGCTGGGGCTCGCCGGCCCGGGGGAGAAGATCGCGGCGATCATGCTCGTGACGGTAATCCGCCCCGGCGACCTGGCCGATGTGTTCCTCGACCAGCAGGAGCACCCGGAGTGGAACGGTCGGCGGACGAAGCTCGTTTACGAGTTCCCGACCGCTACGAAGCTCTGGGAGGAGTACGCCGAGAAGCGGGCCAACAGCCTGCGAGAGCATCACGACATCCGCGACGCCACGGCGTTCTACGCGGCGCACCGGGAAGCGATGGACGCCGGGGCTCGGGTGGCCTGGCCCGAGCGGTTCAACCCGGACGAGCTGTCGGCGCTCCAGCACGCGATGAACATCCGCTTTCAGGACGAGCGCGCTTTCTGGGCCGAGTACCAGAACGAGCCGCTGCCGGAATCGGAGATCGAGTCCGAGGACAAGCTCGACGTTGACGAGCTGTGCCAGCGAGTGAACGGGCATCCTCGCGGCGTGGTCCCGATCGGGTGCGACTACCTGACGGCGTTCACGGACTGCCATGCGTCCTTGCTGTTCTGGTGCGTCGTTGCGTGGCGGCCGGACTTCACAGGGTTCGTCATCGACTACGGGACGCACCCGGACCAGAAGCGCGACCACTTCACGCTGGCCGACGCGAAGCCGACGTTGATGCAGCTCGTGAAGGGCGCGGCGCAGGAGGGCGCGGTACGGGCCGGGCTCGACGCGCTCGACGCTTGGCTCTACTCCCGCGAGTTCAGGAAGGAAGGCGGGGGCATCCAGCGCATCGGGCAAGGGCTCATCGACTCTGGCTGGAAGCCGGACGTGGTCTACGCCTTTTGTAGGGCGAGCGCGAACGCTGCCGTTCTGCGGCCGAGCCGCGGAGCTTCGATCCGGGCCGCGAGCAAGCCAATGGACGAGTACAAGAAGCAGCACGGCGACCGCGTCGGGCACCACTGGCGCCAGCCGAACACGCGAGGCAAGCGGGCGATCCCTTGCGTCGTGGTTGACGTGAACTACTGGAAGTCGTTCGTAGCGCAGCGGCTTTCGGTGAAGGCCGGCGACCGTGGGAGCTTGACGTTGTGGGGGAAAGACCCGCGCGCTCACAAGCTGCTGGCCCAGCACCTGACGGCGGAGTACAGCACTCGCGTTGAGGCGAACGGGCACACGGTCAACGAGTGGGCGCCGCGGGCCGACACGAAGGAGAATCACTGGTGGGACTGCCTCGTGGGGAACGCCGCCGCCGCCAGCATGCTCGGGTGTGCGCTGTCCGAGACGAGCGCGAAGGCGGCCGGAAAGCCGAGGGCCGCTCCGATTTCGATGGCCGCGCTCCAACAGGAACGCCGAGCAAAGCGCCAGGCGAGCCTGTAGGGTCTGCCTCGATTTCAGAATCACGCCAGAAAATCACGTCAGTTCTGCCGTGATTCTTCTGGTTTCGTGTCAGGTCTGACGCCATTTCGGACCCGTCTTGTCTTTTGGCTCTCTGCCATCGTATTGTTTGGTAGATGGCCGATAATGTCGAAGATAAGCTCAATGAGGCGGCACTAGGCCCGAAGCGCGTCCGGGGGGACGCTGGCGAAGTCGAGCAGCCGGACCTTGACCAGCTGATCAAGGTCGACAAGTACCAGCGGTCCAAGGGCTCGCTGTGTGCAGGGATCGGGCACATCGGGCTCACAGCCAAGATCGTACCGCCAGGCTCGATCTGATGGCAGCAGCCAGACGACAGGCAACAGCCGGGCTCCGGGGGCTCCTCGGGCGGCTTGGTCGCGCGCTCGGCTTTGGGAGCGTTGCGGCGAGATACGACGCCGCGCAGACGACGGACGGAAACCGAAAGCACTGGGGAAACGCCGACTCGCTGTCGGTGGATTCGGCCAACAGCCCGTCTGTGCGCCTTGCGCTTCGCAACCGAGCCAGGTACGAGGTCGCCAACAACAGCTTCCTGTACGGGATCGTCTCGACGCTGGCTAACGACACGGTAGGGACTGGCCCGCGGCTGCAGCTGCTGGACAAGGCGAAGGCGTCCGACGTGGAGCGGTCCTGGGAGTCGTGGGCTCGCAAGGTCGGACTAGCTCGCAAGCTCCGCACGATGAGCCGGGCGTGGTCCGTCGACGGCGAGGCGTTCGCGATCAAGATCGACAACCCCAACCTGGATCACGTCGTCAAGCTGGATCTGCGGCTGGTGGAGGCCGAGCAGGTTGCCTCGCCCCTCTCGGCGTTCAGCCTGACCGGGCCGAACAGCGCGCTACTGGACGGCATCACGCTCGACGCCTACGGGAACCCGCTGAGTTACTCGGTGGCGAGGGAGCATCCGGGAAGCTCTGGCTTCAGCGTCTTCGCTTCCGACGATTACGAGACGGTCAAGGCCGCAGACATGATCCATCTGTTCTCGGCTGACCGGCCTGGGCAGCATCGCGGCATCCCGCGCATCATGTCGAGCCTCACGATCGGCAGCATCCTGCGGCGCTTCCGCGAGGCCACGCTGAGGGCGGCCGAGACTGCGGCGCAGATCGCGATGGTGACGTACACCGACTCGCCGCCAGACGGTGAGGCTGTCGCCACCAACCCGATGGAGACGGTCGATCTGGAGTCGAACGTCGCCACCACTTTGCCGGCCGGCTGGAAGCTCGGCCAGGTGAAGGCCGAGCACCCGAACCTGATGTTCGAGGAGTTCAACCGGAACATGGTTTCCGACATGGGCCGGCCGGTGAACATGCCGTACAACATCGCGGCTTGCGACTCGTCTCGCTACAACTACGCGAGCGGTCGCCTCGATCACAAGACCTACTTCAAGAGCATCGACGTCGACCGCTCGGACTTCGAGACTGTAGTCCTTGACGCGATCTTCGCCGCTTGGATCTGGATGTACATGCTGGCCACTCGGCAATTCCTGGCAGTCGATCACGAGTGGTACTGGCCGGGGGATGAGCACGTTGACCCGGTGAAAGAAGCGACCGCGCAGCAGATCAGGATCGACTCTGGCGTTACGACGCTGAAGCGCGAGTGCGCGGCTCAAGGGGAGGACTGGGAGCAGGTCATCGAACAGCGCGGCATCGAGCGCGAGAAGCTCGCGGCCAGGAACCTGCTGCCGGTCACTCCTGCCGTTCCGAAGCCGGCCCCGGGCGCGACGCCTCCCATTGACCCCGACGAAGAGATTCCAGAGGAGGCGGTCCACTGATGGGTGGCATGATGATCCTGGCCTCTGCCACTGCTGACAACGGCGACGTTGCCCGCGTCACGGGCGAGGCGTACACGGGGGCGAAGGTCGTACCCGGCAACATCGGATGGCCGATGGTGTTCAACTCTGCAGGGATGAAGCGGCCGAAGTCGGTCCCGCTTCTGTCCGGTCATCGGAACCTCCCTGAGTTCAAGCTCGGGGACGTGGCTTCACAGCACATCGACGGCTCGATCTTCGTTGACGGGCAGATCGACGCGCCCACCGATGCAGCGAAGGCGATCAGGGTCCAGGGGAAGAACGGGAAGTGGCAGCTCTCGGTCGGAATCACCGCACTCAAGATCGAGGAAGTGAAGGCCGGCGAGAGTCGCAAGGTCAACGGTGCCGTTCACGAAGGCCCGTTCGATCTGGTCAGCAAGTCGATTCTGAACGAGGTGACGGTTATCCCGGTCGGCGCGGACGCCGGGTCCAGTTTGAAAGTCCACGCGTGTCATATAGCGGCTTCGGCCGGAGGCAGATCGATGAGGTTCAAGCAGTGGCTGGAGGCAAAGGGCATCGACGCCTCCGAGAAGACGGCCGAAGAGCTGACGGTTCTTCAGGCCCAGTACGATGCCGAGATCAAGGCCAGCGCGCCGGTCCTGGCGCCTCGCGTCGAGAACAAGATCGAGGCCCGCTCCGAGCAGCCCGACATCGCCGCAGCCGCGGCCCTGGTCGTGAAGGCCGAGCGCGAGCGCGTTGCCGGCATCCGCGCGGTTTGCGCGGGTGAGTACCCGGAGATCGAGGCCGCCGCGATGGCGTCCGAGACCACGGTCGACGACGTCCGGGCCAGCGTCCTGAAGGCGATGCGAGCTGGTCGCCCGTCCGGCATCAACACAGCGAACACCAGCGCCGACCGCGGCAACCTGATCGAGGCCGCGTTCTCGAGCGCGATGGGCGTTCCGAATCTCGAGGCCCGCTTCGACGAGAAGACGCTCAAGGCCGCGCGCAAGCAGTTCGGGACCAGCTTCGGCATCCAGGCCGCGCTGCTGGAGACCGCCAGACTCAACGGCTACAACGGCCACGAGTACCGCATCACCGCCGGCAACCTCTCCGAAGTCCTGCACTACGCGTTCCCGACTCGCATCGAGGCCGGCTTCTCCACGCTGAACATCGGGACCGTGCTCTCGAACACGGCCAACATGCGGCTGCTGACCGCGTTCAACGGGGTCGAGAAGTCCTGGGAGCGCATCTGCACCAAGAGCAACGTGACGGACCTCAAGACCGTCACGGGCGTCCGGCTGACCGGGGCCCTCAAGTTCCTGCAGGTCGGCTCGGACGGCATGATCAAGCACGGCACGCTGGCCGACGAGAGCTACACGAACCGCGCGCGGACCTACGCCCGCATGCTCTCGATCACCCGCGAGGACATCATCAACGACAGCGTCAAGGCGCTGACCGACGCTCCGGCCCGGCTGGGTCGCGGCGCCGCGATCGCGCTCAAGGAGCTGTTCTGGACCGAGTTCCTGAGCACCGCAGTCGGCGGCGACGGGTTCCAGTTCTTCTCGACGGATCACAACAACTATGTGACCGGCGCGAACAACGTCATGGGCGTCGACGGTCTGTCCGCCACGTTCCTGAAGTTCCGCCAGCAGGTGGACCCGGACGGACAGAAGCTCGGCATCTCGCCGGCGATCCTGCTGTTCCCGCCCGAGCTGGAGGTCACGGCGCTTCAGCTCAAGAACAGCACCGAAATTCGGGACACGACGGCGAGCACGAAGTACCCGACCTTCAACCCGTGGTCTGGCAAGTTCGAGCCGGTCGTCTCGAGCGACCTGTCGGACAGCACCATCCCGGGCTACAGCACGACGGCGTTCTACCTGCTGGCGAACCCGGCGGACCTGGCCACGATGGAAGTCGTGTTCCTCAACGGGGTCGAAACGCCCACCGTGGAGACCGCCGAGGCCGACTTCAACAGCCTCGGAATCCAGGCTCGCGGCTACTTCGACGTAGGCGTGGCCAAGACCGAGTACCGGGCTGGCGTCAAGAA